TGATGCTTATCGAAGTGGACAAGCTAGAATTCCCGTTCCAGGTACAAGCCGTCGTATAGGATAATTTTAAATGAAAGGAATAAAATGGAATTAGGTAATATAGATTTTGAAGTACATACAACATCGCATAGAGGACATACTCCTGAAGAGATTGCGGAATTCGCACTAGATAAGATTATGTATGTCAGCAAAGATGCAAATCCTTTAATTAGGGAACAAGCAGAAGCTTTTAAAGGGTATATTAGGCAAGTCTTAGTACACCATTTAAAACAAGCGGTGAAGTCGGACCGTACAACACTAGCGAATAAACTGCGTGAAGCAGGGCATTCTGATTTAATTAAAACTATTTTAAATATATAGTAGGAGAAAAACATGGCAATATCACAAGCAATGTGTACGTCATTTAAAGTTGAGTTACTAGACGGGATACATGCGTTTGGTACATCAGTTGTTCGCGGAGCTACAACGGCTGACACTTTCAAAATGGCACTATACACTTCATCAGCATCACTAGGCGCGGCTACAACAGCTTATACTGCTTCAGGCGAGACATCAGGTACAGGTTATACTGCAACTGGACAAGATCTAACTGTTTCAGCGGTACCAGTAGCTTCAGGTACTACAGCGATACTTAACTTTTCAACTGAAACTTGGACTACAGCGAGTATTACTGCAGCAGGGGCAATGATTTATAATGATACTCAAAGTGATAAAGCAGTTGCTATACTAGACTTTGGTGGAGATAAAACATCAACAGCGGGAGATTTCTCAGTAGTATTCCCAACATTTGATGCGTCAAACGCAATTATACGTATAGCCTAATAAGGGGCTAATATGGCTGATGTAACGATTACCCTAGGCGGATACGGCTCTGGGCCGTGGGACGCAGCAGATGGCTGGGGTGAAACAGTACAAAATTTTACTGGCACCACAGGCTTAGGCACAGCTACAACTACGGCAAATGCTACGGCAACCGTAACAGGGGTAAATGGTACAACAGCTGTTGGAGTGTATGAGTTTGCCATTATTGTTAATCAGGTAGTTACAGGGTTAGTAGGAACAACAGGACTAGGACATGCAACAGAAGTTGTTGCCGGAGGTGGAGCTTCACCAACCGGAGTAGAAGCAACCGGTGCTGTAGGTAGTGTTACTTTTGATGCTAAGGCTGTCGTTAGTGCCACGGGTGTAGCTGGCTCAACTGGGTTAGGTTCCATAACATATGTAGAAGTATGGTCAGGATGGGGCTCTGGACCTTGGGGCCGAGGAACATGGGGATTACCGGTTATTCTAGCTGTTACTACTGGAGTAAGTGGTACAACTGCTTTAGGTACAGCCACAGTAGAAGCTAAATCAGTACACAGTGTATCTGGTGTAGTAGGAACATCAGCATTAGGATTGGCGTCGACTATTTCAACTGCTGTGGTTGAAGCCGTTTTAGGTGATTTTGGTACTACCGAATTAGGAAGTGTTACTGTAGGAGCTAAGGCAACTGTAACACCAACCGGAGTATCAGTAACAGGAACTCTGGGAACTACAACTACTGTAACTCACAATAGGTTTCCAGTGGTGGGCGTGAAAGGAACCGGAGCAGTTGGGCTCATATCAGCAGAAGGTAAAGCAAGCGTATCAATAACAGGGGTTAGTGGCACTTGCGAAACTAACGATTTTACATTAGTATGGGGTTTAATAGATACTTCACAAAACCCACATTGGACAAGGATAGCACCATGATAATTGAAGCAAAGATGGGAAAAGATGGTAGAATAGTAAATAAATACGAAGTGCATTTAGAATGCACTGAATGTGGCATGAATGTAGATGCTGAAGAATACAAATCAGGAACCTGCTCTGATTGTGGTGCCGCGTGGAATGGCAAGCAACATACCAAAGTTCACGTAACAAGTGTGCCTGCAAGCGGTGGAACCAGCTAATTAGGAGAAATAACAATGGCAAGCACATGGTCCGACTTAAAGATAGAACTCATTACCACAGGCGAACAGTCTGGTACATGGGGCGACACAACTAATAGCAACTTAGGCACTGCTCTCGAACAAGCGATTGTAGGCCAAGCAAGTGTAACTTTTTCTAGTGGGGATATTACTCTTACACTATCTAACTCAAACTCTTTACAAGACGCACGAGCACTAAGGTTATACCTAACAGGAACAACAGGTGGATCAGTTAGGAACTGTACAGTCCCAGCGATTGAAAAACCCTATCTTGTTTATAACAATTGTGCAGAAGCTATTACAGTTTTAGCATCAGGTGGTGCGGGTATCTCCGTCCCAGCGGCAACAGCTATGTGGTTATACAATAACGGTACTAACGTTGTTGATGCAGAAAACCATAAATCAGTCTTAACTCTTGCAACTCCATTAGCAGTTTCATCAGGTGGTACAGGATCAGCAACCGCAGGTGGTGCTAGAACTAATTTAAGTACAGCAGCTTTAGGGGCAAATGCAGATATTACTTCCATAACTGGACTAACTACTCCACTAACAGTGCCTCAAGGTGGTATGGGTGCAGCTACACACACAGCTAATAACGTGTTAGTAGGTGCCGGGACAGGGGTTGTTACTTCAGTCGCTCCAGGTACATCAGGTAATGTATTAACCTCTAACGGAACTGTTTGGCAAGCGGCGGCGGCGGCGGCTTTTGATTCAGGCACTCGATTGATGTTTGCACAAAACGCAGCTCCAACAGGATGGACAAAAGACACAACAAACTATAACCAACACGGTATAAGAATAGTTACTGGAACCGGCGGCGGTACAGGGGGTACAGTAGACTTTACTACTGCATTTACTTCCCAAGCAGTAACGGGTTCTGTAACAATTACAGCTGTAGCGGGTACCGCAGGGGCTACAACACTCTCAACAGCACAGATACCAAGCCATACCCACACTTACCAAAGAACAACAAATGCTAGTAATGGTAACCAAGGAAAGGCAGGTCCTGCCTCAAAAACACCTCAAACTGTAGCATCAGGAGCAGCAGGTGGCGGGGGTTCTCATGACCACGCATTTACTTTCTCTAGTGGTAGTGGTACTTTTAGTGGAACAGCAATTGATTTAGCAGTAAAATACTTAGACGTTATAACAGCAACTAAAGACTAATAAGTTTGAAGGGGATATAATGCAGCTAGAAAAAGGTACTTACTGTCCTTTATTAAAGAAAAAATGTATTGGGTTAAAATGTGCTTGGTTTGTTAGAGTCCAAGGATTTGATAAAAATACAGGGAAAGAAGTAGATGAATACAACTGTGCAATAGCTTTAATGCCCTTGTTACAGATAGAGAACTCAGGTACTCAAAGAGAAACGGGTGCAGCAGTAGAGTCATTTAGAAACGAGATGGTAAAAGCTAATGAAGCTACCACAAGGTTATTAATGCAGGAACAGAACAAATTAATAGGAGATAAGAAATGAAATTAACGATCGTAGTAACAGATAATGCGGCTTCTAAAAATGGAGTTGGGCATGGTGGCCTAGATTTTTCATCGTGCAATATACCAGTTACCGTTTGGGCATTACAATGGAATAATGACTCAGGGCATATTGAATATGAGGGCTTATCCCAGAATACTGTAATAACAGAGCTCCCAGCTTGGGCAACTGCCGTAGAAGAAGTATGGCAAACTGCGGAAGATGCAGCTACAGCTGCTATTGAAGAAGAAGAAGTGCTAATAGAATCACAACAAGATGACCCTGCACTAGATGCTATTATGGCTCAGTACCCAACAGTAACAAAAGCCTACGCAGAAGTAGTAATTGCTAAAGTATCTTCTTTAGAGTTTGAGCTTAAAGTAATTAGTGGGTCTTATCTGTATGATAGAGATGTTCAAAATACTATGCCATTTAAACCCATAGGAATAGCTTGTATTAATTTGGCAGGTTCTGGAGTAGCTGTTCTTAATAAAATGTCACTGTTTGCTAACGAAGCAGCTAAATATGGTATCCCTATATTTTCATACCTTAATGATAAAAGCACACAAGATGCTTTAGCACAATACAGTGTAGACCACATGGAGCAAACTCAATATACTTATGATGGAAATCCATTTATGTATACTGTGTGGACCCTTGAAAAGGAAAAACAAAAAGCAGATAAAGACATTAACTTAGATAGAATAGCTACTTTAGATGCAGGCTTTACATGGAATGGTAATACCTTTGATGCTGACAACTTAAGCAGGACTAACCTAGCAGGATATGTAGCTATGGTTGATGCAAGCATAAGTTTACCTGCTGATTTTACATGGCGTGATGTAGATAATAATGATATAGTTTTAACTAACGAAACAATTAAAGCCTTTGCAACAGCTATGAATACTTTTGTTAATGATACTTATGTAGCCTCATGGGCGAGGAAAGTTAATGTCCGTGCAGCTTCAACTATTGATGGGATACGTGCAATTTAATCTAAGTAATAATGTTAAAATAAAAGTAGTACAGGCTTTCGCATACCTAGGTGCAGCAGCCACGCTTATTTTTTGGTGGAATACGACTTTATTTATACTAGCAATGATATGGGGATGGCTTCTTACAGGTTTTGGCTCTAGTATGTCTCTCCATAAAATGTCTGCCCACCAGTCTTTCAAACCAAAGAATAGACTAATAAAAATAATACTTCTATTTATGGGTACCATTGTAAGTATGGGTAGTACTATTTATTGGTGTGATACACATAGATTACATCATGGAACATCAGATACAGATAAAGACCCTCATCCTCCTAATGGAACTTTATGGAATAAAATAAAGATATGGTTTTATTACTTTGCTCCTTATCAGATTAATCCTATGAGAGTAAAGGATTTGATTGCAGACAAAGACCATATGTTTTTTCATAGGCATTACTATAAAATAGTGTTAGGATGGATTGGACTACTAGCTTTAATAGATATTAAGATAGCAGCTTACTTTTATTGCGTTAGTATGTTGTATGTATTTTTTGGTATTAGTTATATAACTGTAATAGCTCATGTACCTAAATTAGCAGTAAAAGGATATAGACTATTTAACTCCTCTGATTATACATATAACAGCCAACTTTTTGCATGGCTTTTATGGGGTGAAGGGTATCATAATACTCATCATAGTAATCCTAGATTATATAACTTAGCATTACTTCCTAATGAGTTTGATTACTCTGCTAAAGTAATAGAATTTATAGGGGTACCTTATAAACAAAAGCCAAAAGCTTTTAACAAAATAGTAAAGGTTGAACATGGACATTACAGATAGAGTATTAAAAATTATATCTGATGAAACAAAAACACCAATCAAAGATATAGATTTAGAAGCCGACATAAGAGATATGGGAATAGACTCTCTAGCTACAGTAGAAATAATCATAGCAATAGAAGAAAAATTAGGAATTGAAATTCCTGAAGATAAGGCAGATGACCTGATAGTTATAAAGGATATAATAGCTTTATGCAAAACATTGCATACATAAACCTTAGAATTTTATGGGTGTTTGTTCACTTAGGAGCTATTGCAGCAATAGCCTTAGCTATATTTTATGGTTATGGGTGGTGGCTTTTATTATCATTTTTAATTTCTAGAGTATGGGTAATAGGTGGTATGAGTATGAGCCTACACAGATACTTTTCTCATCACCAATTTAAAACCACGACTTTTAAACATAAAGTATTATGTTTTCTAGCTACAATGGCAGCCCAGGGAAGTCCTATCGGTTGGGCAAATGTTCATAGACATCATCACAAGTACTCTGACCAAGAACTTGATATACACTCTCCTAAGGGAGGAGCTTGGCATGGAGCTTGGTGGATGCTTGAAAATCCTAAAATGTGGAGTCAAAAATTAGGAATGAAACTTACTACTATTGATTTATTTAAAGATAAAGCAGTAGCCTTTGTTGACAAATGGTATTATGTTTTTTGGTTTAGTTTAATAGCAATTAGTTTTCTTATTGACTGGAAGATTGCGTTATTTTTAGTATTAGCTCCTCCAGGTATAGGCTATATGTTGGATATGTATTTTGTTAATTACTTAACTCATACTGCATTGCTACCTAAAGGGTATAGAAACTTTGATTCTACCGATACTACTTGGAACTATACTTGGGTTATATGGTTAGGAATACCAGATGGTTTACACCATAACCATCATTCAGAACCTTGGAAAATAGATGCGGCAATTAAAAAGGGTGAGTTTGATATAACAGCTTGGATAATTAATAAGTGGTTTGCTATAGAAGAAACAGAGATTAAAGTAAAGTGAAAAAACAAGGGCAATGGACTTACATAACTTAATGTTAGAACCAAATTTAGTAGAGACTCTTGATTTACAGTATGTAACAGCAGATAAGTATAGTCTTAAAGACATTAATAAAGAAAGTTTAATAGAAGAAGTACTAGAAGATAAGAATATAAGGCTTACTAATGATGTAAATAGTTCTATTTATGAAGATACTTTATGGGAGCCAAAGCAAGAAGGGCTAAAAGTTTTAAACCAAATAAATTCTATTGTTAACCCATTAGGATTAAAGGTAACTGAAAAATGGGCTTTGATACATAGACCTTTTGAAAGCACTAACTCTCATAGGCACCCTGCGACAGAGTTTGGTTTTGTATACTACGTGAAGGCTCTACCTGGAGCAGGTAACTTGGTGTTTGAATTTGATAATATGAATACTGTTATTCCCCCAGTAGAAAATACCCTGCTTATATTTCCAGGATGGTGTAAACACAAAGTAACAAGAAATTTAAGCAATGATACAAGGATAAGTCTTTCAGGAAATATTAATTATATATGATATACGAATTTCCTAACTATATAGACTTAGAGTTGATTCAAGAAATAAAGAATCAAAGTAGAAAGCATATTCAATTAGATAAGGCGGGTAGTTATAACAGGGAAGGAAATACTGTTGATATTACCAATACGCCTGAGTTAAAAGAGCTAGATAATAAAATACATAGCCTGATGGAAAGCATTCAAACGGAGTTGGTGCAACTAAGATTTAAACCTCAGTTTGATTCGGCAGATAGTGGGTATGAGTACCATAGATATAATGTAGGTGAGCAGTGCTTACATCACGCTGATGGCGAAGTAATGAATGGCTTGCTTAGGTATGCTTCGGTAATTATACATCTAAGCACTAACGATGGAGAGACTATCTTTCCACAACAAAACAGAAAGATTAAAACAGAAGAGGGTAAGGTTGTGATATTTCCACCTTATGGAGGCTTTGGACATTATGTGTCGCCATCAACCACACCAAGAGAGGTATTGGTTAGTTGGTTTGTTTATGTGGGGGTATCAATAAATAATGGATAAAAAAATAGACAGCTTAGGAAGAGAAATAATAATATATGATGATTTATTTCCTAAAGAATTTCATGAATACCTTTATGGTTATGTTAGGAATAAAAAAAATTATGCTCTTGGATTTGAAGATACTGCGGCAGTAGAAAGGCTAACACATAAATATTATACGGCTGACTTTGGGGTAGAAGACTTAGAAGAGTCTAAATTGTTTGACCAACTTTATAAGACACCTATGGGCGAATTTATTAAAGATAGGCAACTTACTAGAGCTACTATTAACACATCAGTTCCTAGTCAAACTAATTTTCCTCATACACATTTAAATAATTGGTCATTTATCTATTACCTAAACTTGGACTGGAAGCCTGAGTGGGCAGGAGAAACGCTGTTCTACAATGATAAATGTGATG